TATATTCTTCAATAGCACCTTGTTTGTCAAACTCAGCAAGTATTGCATCAAACTCTGATAAATCACCACTTGAAGTAATTCCATTAATACCAGAACTAACATTACCTCTGTTTGTAATAGCAGCAAATAAACCTTCAGTACCTGTTCTAACGTCACCATCAGCAGCGAAAGCATCTTCAGTTAAATCTTCTGCAGTTACTAAACCAGAAACAGCTCCAGCATCAGCAATACCTCCAGTTTCACCTTCAATCATCGCCATTTCAATGTAATCAGTAAAACGAGCTCTTGTGTCAGCTTCAGCTTTTAAGTACCATAAGTAACCAGAAGCACCGCCTTCAGAAGAAATTTCTACCCAACCAATTCTAGAAGCATCAGAACCTGAAACCTCGTAGTAATCTTTCATAATAATCGGTTTGTTAGTGAAAGATTTAAAAGTTGGATCATTTTTTCTTCTTGAGTTTACAGTTGCTGTAGCAGTAGCTATATCAGTATCTAAAGAATAAGCAACTCCTTTTTGAAACTCAGAACCATAAACTAGTATTCTTAAAGTACCAGCAGTAGTATCAGTAATACCAGCAGTATTTAAAGAAGCTGTACCATAAGGAGCTACCGCAATAGTTGCGCTTGATGCAGGAGCATCTACAACTAAAGCTTTTACAACGCCTTGTGAGTTAGCTACAATAACTGTATCGTTAACTCTAATACCGTGAGTATCAGTTAAAGCGTTACCGTCAATATCAGCTGTAATGTTTATAGTACCACCAGAAACAACGTCACCACCTGTAGCGTTTGCTAGTGTACCTCTATAAGATAAATGTAATCTACCTTGTTCAGACCATACTACTTGATCAGCAGTCATAGCCTCTTCTGCACCAACTTGAGAAAGGAAACCAGAAATTGTTCTAGGTCCGAAAACCTCAGCTTCTTTTTCCATTAAGTCCGGCACATATTGTTGCGCCCAACCTTGATCTGCAGTTGACGCAAGATCTAAATAGTTTGTTGATAATGCTTGCTGTTGTGAAGCAGGCGTACTATTCAACAAACTTCCATTTGTAATTGCCATAATTTTGTAATTTTAATTTGTTATTTTTTGTTTTTAATTTTAAATTTGAAGTCATTAGAATTATTACCTAAAACTCTTACTTTTATACCGCCAGTATTAACTTGACCACTAAACTCTTGTCTTGGATCCATACTAACATTTTTAGATTTAGCAATGCTTTCTTTTAAAGCATCAGCTTTACCTTGCTCGTAAAAGTGTTTTGCAATAGCATCAGCATTCATAGCTGTATATAAAGATTTATGATAACCCGCAGCGTTTTCCATTTCATTATTTTTATTCAAGAACTTCTTGACAAAATTATTAATGTCACTTTGTGTTTCTTTAACAGAACTAGTATCTTTTACATTATACCTAAATCTTTTGTTTCCAACGTTGTATTCAAAACCTTTGAAATCTTTGTTAAACAATTGATTAGTTTTATTTAAAAAAGTACGAGTTTGTTTTTTAGCTACTTCTTGCTGTTCTTTTGACTCTTTGTTGTACCTGTTGAAAAAGTCAATGGCTTTTTGTTGGTCATTTGTCAACTTATTACCATATTGTATTTCTTCATAGTACTTGGTTTTTGCACCTTCTAAGTGCGACTTTGCTTGAGCAACTTGCTCTTTCAAAGCTAGTTTTTTTCTTTTTATATCTATTTCTTCGTCCACTTCTTGATCAAACGAAAAAGCGTCTTCCATCATAAAGTCTATTTCTTCTGAGTTAAGGTGTGGTTTTGTTTGTTTGTAATATTCTTTTAATAAAGATAAATTATCTAGTTTAGAATAATCTTGATTTAACTTAACATAGTCTTCTAAGCTACCACCAGTTTCGTTCATAAACTCTACTAGTTTTTCTATGTTTTCCGGAAGTGGCTTACCAGTTTCTTCAGCTTTAGCTACAGCTTCTTCTACTTCTTCAACAAGTTCTTCAACTTGCTCTTTTGTATTTTCATCTACTTTTATTTCTTCAACAACGGGTGTTTCTTCATTTTGAATCTCGTTGGTGCTTTCTCCGGTAGGTTCTTCATTTTTTGTTTCGACGTTTTCTTCGAGTACTTTTTCGCTAGCTTCGGATTCGTCGCGTACAGGAACCTCATTTGTGCTTTGCTCTGGAACGGCATCTGTATCTGTTTTTTTAGTTAAATCTACTTTTGTGATATTATCATCACTTTGTTTTTTGTTTTTACTAAGATCTACCTTAGTAACATTTTCTGTTGCTTTTTTCTTTTTTGCCATAATATAATATAATAATAATTAATAATTTTACCTAGGTCCAAACTGAGATAGATCACCTAGCGCTTCACCTCCTAATATATCATTACCTGATGATTCAAACTTTTTAGCTGGTTGATTACCTTTTCTTTGTTCTATAAGTTCAGACTGTTGACTAGCTTGTATTCTAGTTCTTTCATCTTTACGATCTTCTTTTTCTTTTTCTCTTGTTTTTAAATTTTCAGTTTCAAGACCTTTTAGTCTCATATTAAATTCAAACTCTAAAGCCATTAGTTGTTGTTTAGCTTGTATTTCTTGCTGCATTTTTTGCAACTCTAACTGAGCTTTTAGTTGTTCTAGCTGCGCATCAGACTGTGCTAGCGCTTGTCTTTTTTGCACTTCCATTTGTGCAGCTGCTTGTTGTTGTTGCGCGTTGGCTTGAGCTTGAGCTTGTATGTTTTGTTGCTTCATTAACTGATCTTGTTCCATTTTTCTACTTCTACGTATTTTTAAAACTTGATTAGCTAGTTTAACATTGTTTATTTCCCTTACGTCTATAGCATCTTCTAAGTCTATAGTTTGTTGTTGTAGAGACATTTGTATATTGTTTTCAAGCATTGCTTTTTGTTCTTCGTCTGGCATTAACTCTAAAAATATACCAAAGTCATATAAGTGCAACTCAGACATTTCATCAAGAGTAGAAACGTTGTGAACACCTATGCTTTGTATAAACGCGTCTCTTGTTGGTGAATATTCTACAATATCAGATATTCTAAGTGATAACTGCTCTGCTACTTCCGCTGTTAAAAATAAACCAGAATCTAGTATGTGTCTTGTAGCTGTATTACTATTAGCAGCTGCTATTTTTTGTATACCAACTAAAGCTCTGTCATCTGGCATACTACCATCTCTAGCTTCGTTTAACCCGGTAACATCTCTTATCATTTGTAAGTAGTAATTATAATTACCTATAAGAGCTTGCATTTTATTACCACCGCTACCACTTGTTATTTCTTGTATTGGCACTTTACCAGGATTCATATCACCATCTTGTGTAAAGGATCTACCAATAACACTACCAGTTTGAAAGAACATGTTTAAAGCTTCTTGTGGATTATAATTAGTACCATTACCTAAATCTACTTCAGCAAGTCCGTCTGCATCTAAATAAACACCATCAGGTATCATACGCGACATCACTTGCTGTAGTTTTAAATGTGTAAGCTGAATCATATCAGCAAACCCAGTAATTCTTTTAACTAAAGAATCTATATTTCCTTTATACATACGCGGAGCTACTATACTATAATTCATTTTAACTTTAGTATAATCGCTTTTAGGCCTCATCATATTTTTAGCCATTTCCCACTGTAATAACTTATTTGTACCAACAACCATAGCACCTTCATACAAAACTTCTATAACTCTGTCTAGTCTTGAAAAATCACCTTCCATACCTTCTGGCGGATTAAATTGGTCGTCTTTTTCTATAGCCCTGTTACCACCGCTATTTGTTTCTTTTATTTTATATACTTCGTTCATATAAGTTTTATAATTAAAATATAAAACTTGTACTTTGTTATTATCAAACTCATCATAACTACTAGCGTTTTTATAAGAGTTATTAGTATATAAAGATCTTGATTTTATTATTTCTTCTAAATCTGATTCTTCTAAATGTGGAAACTGTTTTGCTAGCTCGTTAATTGGTATTGTTTTTATCTCACCTACATAGTATATATCTTCAAAATAAGGCGACTCAGTATAAGAATAAACTAAATCAGCTGGATCAACATATTCTATAGTCGCTCCTTGAGATGTATTAAAGTCAGTTTTAACAGCACCAATACCTAGCACAGTTATATCTCTATAAAATCTTTTCTTAATTAAATCGTATCTGTTACCATCCATTAAAACATTTATAGCTTGCTCTTCTGCTATTTCTACAGCTTGCTTGTAAGTTAGCTGCATGTGTAGTTCTAATTCTTCTTGTGTTTCTGGTAATTCTTCAGGATCGTTTTGATAAAGATTTATATCAAACTTTTCTTGAACAAAGTCGTTCATTTCTCTTGTATTCATGTCGTCTATAATAGACTGCATGTACTTAGTTCTTTTTTCAACTCCATAAGGATCTTGAGAGTATGCTTTTATGTTGTAAGCTCTATCTGATATACCGTTAACAACTATATCTACAAACTTAGGTATTATAGGTACTGGTGTCCAATCAAGATTTAAGTAGCTTAAGTCACCATTAATAGAAAGCTCGTCTTTGTACTTTTGTACTGATTGGTTACCTTCAGCATATAATCTTAATCTATGAAAATCATTGTAATGTTTGTGGTATCGATTAATTCCTTGATCTTTGTTAAACCACTCGTGTTCTATAGCTTTAGCAACTTTTAATCCATAGTCATAGCTAATTTTTTCTGCATCACTTACAACTTGACTCGGGAAATAATTGTTAATATACTCTGCCATCTGTTATTTTATTATTTTAGATGTATTACCAGTATTAGTATACTTAGCAATACTTATGTTTAATTTGTCTCTTTCAATTTTAGCGTTAGGTCTATATAGATTTCTATTACAAGCCATAATAGCTAATCCAGAACTTATTGTTGCATCAAACTTAGTTCTTTTATTTATATCAAATCTAGCCCAATCATTTAATGTTTTGTTAAAATATATATTACCGTAAACACCATCTTGTAAATGTCCAACGTGTTGTTGTATATACATTTCAACTGCAGCAGCGTGTGCTTGTTTAATATCTTCACTAGAGTTTGGTATACCACCTATTTCTTTTTCTGTTGTTGATAGTTTATTCCAAATTCTATCAGGTCTGTTCATACTGTAGCCTCTGTAGCCTCTACGTCTTAAGTGGTATAATAATCTAGGTTTGTTGTTCTCTGCAAGTAATGGCATGCCGTAAAATATTAATGCCATAAGTACGTCTTCAAAAAATATTTCTGCTGTTTGTGGTCTAGCTATATATTCTAAGAAAAAATGATTAGGTGGCGCATCCTCCATACTAAACTTAGTTAAACCATGCAAAGCACCGTTAGAACCTTTACCATCTACTGTTCCTGATATATCGTAACTATCACAACCAAAAGCACCCATGTGTTCATTACCAGGATACTTAATACCATTTTTAATTAATATTTTGTTTTGCAAATGAGTTGGCGGAAACCAACTTACATTAAACCTACCTTTTGGATCTGGATAAAATATAACTTGAGTATCTTTTATTCCATTAACCCATTGAAAGTTACCAGTGTTTATATTACCTTGCGCACCAATGCCTTCATTGTAATCTACTTGCTCGTATATTTTTACCAAGTTAAATATACTGTTTTTTGCTTCATCTCTAAACGCGTGTTCTTCAGTTCTTGGAAACTGTCTGTAAAACTCGTTTAAACCGTCTTGATCGTTTTTTAACCCTTCAGCTTCATTATTCCAGTGATCAATTATACCGTAATCTATTAATTCGCCATCTGGCCCGAAGACATCATGACTAGGCATATGATAGACTGGTTGTCCGTATTCGTCAAGAAATCCTTCATAGTTCCATTCCATTGGCACAAAAAGAGAATATAAACCAGACTTTGTCTGTCCATTACGGTTTCTTTTTGTAACGTCTGAATCATAGTATAGTTTTTTAAAGTTATCACCTCCTTTGTCCAAAGCATTGCTAGTTGAACCCATCATACACTTACCTATAACTCTACTACCAAGCCTAAGACAAGTTTTAGTTACCCGCCAGTTGTTTAATATATTATCAGGCCTTTCCCATTTACCACTTTCATCGTGTACTAATAACGCTAGCTTTTCACCATCATAACTATTATCACCAGTGTTTTTCCAGTCAATAGTAGTATCAAGTCCAACCAAGTCTTCCTGCTTTTCGTTTGCAACAATTTTTTTACGTGTAAACTTACTTGCAGGTACACGATAAGCAAGTTCAGATTTAGGTCTATCCATACCATCTTGAATCGGTTTAAAAAAGAAAGGATAATTAACCGATATTGGAACAACTTTATCTGTAAACATTTTTTTAGCATCTGCACCACTTTTAGATAATATACCATATCTACTATCACTCGATATTGTAGCTAAATTAACTGTTTCTGCAGATGACATGAACGAAAAGCCTGAACGTCTGTTCTTTAAGTAACACATACCATAGCATCTTTTATCTGCCTTACATGCTTCCCAAAATATATAAAACAACCTATTTGCTTCTCTATAATCTGGCGCGCCTACATCTATTTTACTCCATTGCAAATACATATAGTGACTGCCTGTTATGTAAGTTGGAGTTTTATTATTCATAAACCAAAAGCCTTCTTCTCTACGTTTAAACTCTTCGTCTATATAATCGTACCACTGTTCTTTTTGTTCTTCAGGATACGATCTCCAGTCAAATATATTTTTAAGTTTACTTAGTTCTTTTGGATATTCTATTCTTTTCCACTTATTTAGCTCGTTTTCGTGCACGTGCACTGGCAGCATTGGCAAAGCAATTTGCAAACCTTGGATCTCAAGTATATCCCCAATTTTACCAGTTTTTGATATAACCACGACATCATGTTCTTTATTGTATCCATATTTCCATTTTTTAGTGCGGTTTAACCGCGTTATTGTTGTTTTCTTTATAGGCTCTACAACCTTTACTAAACTTTGCTCGTACATCATTTTGATCTTCCTTCTGCAAATCCTTTGAATATCTTCTTTTCTTGCTCTTGTGGTGTTTTACCATCAAGTATGTTTTCTTCTTCTTGGATTCTATTTAATATTTCAAACGCATCAAATATAGCTAGCTTTTTAGTAGCTGCTGCGTTTTTTAATCTATCAGCAGAAACATCATCTTCTGTGTTTGTAATAATCTTTTCTTTAGCAACATTGATAAGCTCTTCAACTGCTTTGTGCCCAGCTTGGATTATAAGCTTCTTCGTTTCCTTGATATTCATATTTAATTGTAATAAATTTATTTAAAACTCTATATAATCTTTGACCATCAATCACAAACTCATAAGTGGAAAAAGGCGTAAAACCAACAAGCTCGTCTTTTCTGTAAACACCGTCAGTGTATTTAACAATACCTATACACTCTTCCTCTTCACCGTGTTTCAGTTTGTCCCTTTGTTTTATAGGTTGTACAAAACAATATCCTTTTGTAGCTCGCCATATATTGTTTCTTTTATATAAAAACATTTGATCTGGTTTTACTAAGTAAGTGTTTTCGTTAAAATAACTTCTACTATTTTTTTCTTCACCATGTTGATTGTGCCAACGTCTGAAAACGTTGTGGTGCACAATAACAGTATCACCAGTTTTTATTTCTGTACTATAAGCTGTAGGTATAGATTTAACAATAGCCTCTCTATTTATATATTGATGATTAAATATTTCTGTATTTAGTATAAGATTTTTATCACCAACTTTTTTAGTATTGTTGTATCTACTACCTTTTGGCTCTATAACAAAGTCAAAAGGTGCTTTCATTAATATTCTAAATTATATTCTACTGATACCGCCATGTTTTTGTTAAAGTCCTTCCAAGGCAATACGTCTTTGTTTTTTTTAATATAAATAGAATATTTATCTTTTTCTTCTATTATATCACATATTGTGTGTCCACCATAAACATCTTGACCTACAGCATAGTGCATAGCGTTTTCTTTGTAGTCTTTACCTACAGTAATTTTTCTAATTAGTTTGCTCATTTTTTCTCATAGTTTATAGTACCATCTTGAATATTAATATCATCTGTACCATAATTAGTTTTAAACTGTATTTGAAGTTTATTTAACTCTTCTTGTAAAGTATTAACATGGTGTAACATGTTGTGCTTTTTACTTTCAAAACTACCTATTTCTAGTTGAGCTCTATTTATATTATTGATAATTGATTGTACTTTATTTAATTCGTCTTTTGTAATTTTTGTAGCCTTTTCAGCTTTCTTTTTTGTTTTTCCCATTTTATTTAATTTAAGTTAATTTAATCTTCTATTATCCACTCTGATTTATTAAGCTCAGTTAATATTTCATCGTGCGTATATTGTGTTTTACCATTTAAAAAGCTTGGTGTATCACCTTCAAACTTTACAAATGTTTTTGTGCCAGCATTATTATATCTCAAAGTATTAGCTGATGTTTCTAGTACTTGACTAAAATCTACGCTTGCAACTTCTTCTTTTGTTATTATTGTGTATTTTCTATTGTTCATATTATGGTACGTCTTCTACGCCTTGTGTTGGGCTGTTTGTTGGAACACCATCTGCTCCTGTATCTGTTCTATCTATAAAATTACCACTTTCTTCATCTAAAGGTAAAAAAGCTACTAAACTACTAATACCAGCTGTTGTTAAATCAATATTTGGACTACCGTCATTATAAATAGTAGTAACATTACCAGATGTTAATGCTGCGTCAAACAAAGCAAAACTACTAAAATGCCCTTGGAAAAAAGCATTATCAGCGTTACCAGGTTTACCTAAGTATATAGTATCTGCTGTAGTTGCAAAATTTGCTATTGAAGCAGTACTTGTAGCAACACTACTACCGTTTAAATACATAGCCATCTTATTAGCAGTTCTGTCCCAAGTAGCAACAAAATGCGTCCAACCGTTACTAACAGAGTCGCTAGCTGAATAGTTATGATCTAAAATTGTATTGCTACTACCACCTCTAGAATTAAGACGTATAAGCTCAGAACCACCTTGGTTAATAAATAAAATTGCTATTTTATTATCATTATTAGTACCAGTATGCAAATTCATAATAGTGTCATTTTGACTTGCAGTTTCTAGTTTAAGCCATATAGACATACTACCTATATTTTTAATATCATTTGCTACAGAGTTAGTTATTACAATATGATCATTTGTACCATCTAAAGATACAGATTTAGTAACAGCATAACTAGCTTGCGAATACGGAATATTAGATACTGAATTACCTAGTCCTAGCATTATGCTCTATTTCTATAATCTGGTCTTGGAGCTACATAGCAAATACACGCACCGCTGTTTAGCTCTACAAAATCATACATACCATATATAGTAACTCCTTTTGGAAATGTATGTGAAGTTGTAATAACTTTACCGTCGTCGTCAGCGGCGTCTGTAACAGCTCCCCAGTCAGTATCTAGTTTCTGCGTGTCTTCTGTTGAAGCAAAATGCGTGTTACCCATACCAAGATCAACACCACCATCTAATATACCTAAAGTTTGAAATGTTACATCTTCTGTCATAGTTATAGCGCATATATAATATTTAGCGCTAGTACCATCTAAATCTAACTTACCACCATCACCTGTTAGATAAGTAGATCCAAACTGACCAAAACTGTAAGCTACTTCTGTTGAATTTATTCCCATAATTTATTTTTTTATTTTTTCAAATGATCGACCACCAAAATAAGCACCGATCACGGTTATTAATACTAATTGTAATAAGTCAGTCCATTTTTGTTCTACTACAAAGTTAATAGCACCTGCGTCTATAAATATTAATAATACAGTTGATATTACTAAAAATGCTAAAACTAACGGCCTGATATTTTTAGATAACCATGAATCTGACTTCATGTCTGCTTGCCATCTAGAAGTTATTTCTTTTTCCATTTGAGTTTCGTA